GAACTGACAGAGGCTAATCAGTACGCTCTCACGAAGAAGTCAGAAGTTGCAGCATTTGACTTCTATACTAAACAGAAAGGCGAAGAGAGGGCTGAGAAGTCAGCAGGACGAGCGGAAGCATCTGCTGCTAGAAATGAAGCTAGGTTCTATACTACTCGCTCAAAAGAAGCATATGCTCAATTCAATAACAGCGTTATTGGTGGAAGAGAAACACTTGTCTCTGACAAAATGACAAAGTTGTTCTATTCATTTGTTGAGAGCGGTTTGCTTGCTTCTAATCCAGCAGAAGCTCAAAAGCAATTCAATGCAGGGAAACTTACTTTCCTTACTCAAGCAAGGTCAGAGCTGAATGCTCCGGTTGTGGATACAAAGACTGGACAAGCCGTTATGCTGGACAAAGCAGAAGCGCAGGCTGCGTACCAAAGACTTGAGGCGCAAGCAGAAAGCTACAATCAATTTATCTTCGGAGAAGGATCGAACGCTGCTGTGAATGCAGCACAAGCTAAAGCTCTGAAAGATAAATACGATCTTGATATTCTGAAGAATGAGAGGCTCGGGAGAATACTATCTCTACCAATGAACATCCAACAAAGTGTTTGGTCAAAACTCAATTTGGAAACTGGAATACAGAGAGGTTTGGAACAAGAAGCAAGAGGACTCTTTACAGCAAACGACAAAGCACAAGCAATTGCTGATGCAGCAGATGGTAAACCTATTAAGGATCCTGCGCTGCAACCCATTGCTACTGCTGCTGCTGTTGCAGCTATTGATCGCGCAGTTGCTATGCAAGATCCGCAAGTATTCAATAACTTCCTGAGTCAAGTAGCTGGCCAGATTACGCTAATCAATCCAACTGAAAGGGGAGGGGTATACAAAAAAGTTATCCGACAAGAAATTGCAGATATAGTAAATACTCTGCCGGATCGTTCAGGTGCTACCGAAAATATCCGTAGGGTGGCTGTCCAGCAGATAGAAGATTTGCAAAGACAAGCAGGCCCAGCGATTAGTACGATTAAGTACGGAAAGAATGGAATGTTTGTTTCTACGGATCCGAGAACTGCCAGTACAGTAGAATCAATGAACGGGATACTGAAGGTTCTAGAGACAGTGGATCCCTATGGCCCTATCTCTTACGGATCCAGAAATGAACTAGCTAAAGCCTTCTTCAACGTGAACATTGGCACTGCTCCTGCCCAAGTCGAGGCAGAACAATGACACTCTCCCAGAAGCAGAGGCTGTTCTCCAAGATGATCGCAGAGTTGATCCTCTGGGCCTATGACAAGGGCTATGAGATAACTCTAGGGGATGCGTACAGGGATCCTAGAGTACATGGCGCACTAGGAGTGAAGATGGCGTACGGAGCTAGGAACTCTTGTCACAAGTTGAGACTCGCAATGGATCTCAATCTGTTCGTCAACGGCAAGTACGTTACGGATGGAGAGGCGCACAAGCCTCTGGGAGAGAAGTGGGAGTCAATGGGTGGATCCTGGGGTGGACGATTCCAAGATGCCAACCATTACTCCCTTGAGCATGACGGGTTTAAGTAATCACTCTCCCTCGAAACATTCCAGAACAGTCTGCATATCCAGACTCAATCCGCAGTTAGAGCAGATGAACCAAAGACCATCTCCTTTCATGTGGATGCACCATCTGAATGACTGGATGTTATCGTCCACTGAGCACACGTGAGCCAGAGGGAGGGCTTCCCAATCATCCGGGGTAGCCCTCTTTGCTTTGGGGAACGTAGTTACCTTTGAGTCCGGTTTGTCAGAGTCCACAGACTCCTCCTTTGCACTGGTCATTTTCCTCGAAAACAACTCCGCGATGTTTGATTGCTTCCTTATAAGCAATAGCCTCTAGCGGTTGACCTCCTCTTGCACCATCGGGATAGCAAGTAAAGCCACGCAGACGATGAGCGTACCTAGCCAGAATTCCAGAGAACTCCCCAACACGATCATCATTATTGAGATCGCTACCCCAAGAAGGGAGATTAATGGTGCTAGAGATAGACATATCGACGTAATCCTGGACATCAGCTTGGAACCTCACTCGGCGTTCCCAATCAGGAACTAGATCAATTGCAGTCTCGATGCTATCGGGATTGATTCCCTCACGGATCAGAGCATCCGCAGTAGCATCCACTACGTACTCGTACTTCCACTTCGTACCATCTACTAGGTATCGTCTCTTGTAAGCAACAGCAAAAAGAGGCTCGATCCCAGTAGTAGTACCGGCCAGTATTCCGATAGAGCCGGTGGGTGCGATAGCGCGGTAGGCAACAGGACGGCTGATGCTAAGGCGGTCGCATAGGCTATTGGCTGCACGTTCGGACTCTTCACGGTACACCTCCATCCACTGCCGCAGTTCAGGCACCATCTCGTACTTGTAGCCACGCTTCAGTAGCCACTCATGTATACCCATGAGTCCAAGACCCAAACGCCGATTCTTTTTGCGAACCTCGTAAACCTTTTTGTAGGGGAGGTCTGCCGTAATAGTCCCGCATACCAAGAACCCAGACGCGAGTCGAACCACTTCTCGAAACTCCGCGAGGGTATCAATACGACCAATGTTAATGCTACCAAGATTGCACACATCAGAATCATCAGCGGAAGTAACTTCAGTACACGCATTGCGTAGCGTTTCATTCTCTTTGTCTCCGAAGTTAAAGGAGAAGCCTGGTTCACCGGATGACATAGCTTGTCGGCAGTTATCTACGAATACCGAAGGCAAGTACCCCTGCTGTACTGCATCCAAGAATGCGTCATCGTAGTTCAAAGAGACGTTGGTCATGTCCAACGGAGCAGGGAAGTTGAAGTTATCGTTCTTCGCATCATGCAAAGAGTACCCTGCGTGTACAGGCATATCCTTCCAGTTCTTTACCTTCAGGAAGGCTTCTGCGTCCCCGTGTCGCCAGTTGATGCTGGCATAGATCGCAGAGCGGCGAGATCCACCCTGCATAACATTTCGTCCGACTTCGTTGATAGAGTGCATGAGAGGGATAGGCCCGCTTGCTCGACCTCCAGTACGGCCTAGATTTGCCCCATGAGGACGGAAGACAGAATAGTCCACCCCAATACCGCCACCACTCATCAAGCAGTCAGAGGATCTCTTGAGCAACCGCCCCCATTCCTCCCGAGTATCTTCCTCGCCTTTTAACAAATAGCAATTATTGTAGAAGCGAGCTTGCCTACCTGCGTAGTAAACATACCGGCCTCCTGGAATGAAACGGAAGCTGGAGATGAATTTCTCCAGTGCTTCTTGATGATCCTTAGCAAAGAGATTCGTAGTGACATCATGCACGATGTCCTTGGCTTTCTCTGCCCAAGTCTGATCAGGGAAGAGGGAGTACTTATTTTTAAAAACGTTCTCACCGAAGCTGTTGCGGAACTCAGACATACCGTTGTCTCCTTTGGATTTCACGTTCGATGTACCAAATGGCCTTGCGTAGATCCTGTATTGTATCGTCCTTCAGTCCTGCCCTCCAGAGGTATTTGATTGCATTACCAACACAGAAATTGAAGTGCTCCGTAATCTGGATGCACTCTATTCCAGATGGGTGCTGGGTGTAGTGCTTGGGATGATCCACTGGATCCCCAACGTAATCACTCAGGCCGAAGTCCACATTAGAATCGTTCATGGTTACCCCCATTGATCCGCCATTGCTTGGGCTATGCCCTTAAAAGTCCTAGACATTCTTGCACGCAGAACACTTTAGCATTTTATTACAGCCAATTATTCAACAAATAATTTACACTCAATGTACATATGTCAAAAGAGCCGTTTTTCACTTCTGTTATGTAAAGAGCGCCGCGCCAGTGCTGGTTCCCTTGGTACTGCATGTAGTCCTCTTCATGCTGGTAGAAGGCTCCAGCAATGATGCACTGGACTCGTGAACCATCTGTCTTAACGTGCGGAGAGATGTAGTAATCAAAGGTCTGCTGGTGCCCTACGATCCATGACTCGTGCTTCTTGGTAGCGATCAGGTGGGCACGGGAGATTGCTCTTCCCATGGCTCCTCCTTGAGCATAGTGACAGAAATTAACTCCGTTGATTCGGACAGGGCTAAGGAAATCATGTTCCTCCCATCCATAGCGTCTACACAGATCGTAACCAGGCAAGGCCCCCTGCAAAAAAGGCTCCTGGGCAATGAGTCTGTCCCTTCTAGCTTCGTGATTGCCATAGCAGAATACCTTCCTCGGTCTGTAGGGCCTGTGCTTGCTGCGGATCTGGATGTCGTTGTGCCTGTTCAGAGGGGAAAGAAGAGCCTCCATGCCCTCCCATCCTGCCTCCATATCCGAGAGCATCCTTGCTCCCTCGTACACGATATGTCCCTTGGAATTATGCTGCCCCAAGGATGGCATATCGAAGTGATCACCTATGTGAACGATCACCTCGGGTTTCTTGTCCAAGATGTAGTTCCCGAGCGCACTAAGGTGCGACATAGGGACGCCCTGTTTAACCTGCGTATCCGGGATAACTATGATCCGCATACATCTTCCATGTCAGGGTTCAGATCCCAGAAGTGCTCGCAAGCTCCCTTCTCTGCATCGTACGGAGGGATTTTGAAGTACGCTTGGTACAACTCATGAGATTGGGCCATAGCCCTGTAGCATCTGTACTTGAATGGACAATCCTTCCCGGTACACATTGCGATATCAGCCATACTTGTCTCCAAAGAGTTCCTTGAATTTGGCTAGAACATCGTCAGGTATGCCTAGCCTTTGTGCCCATTCCCTGCACTTCTGTTGGTCAGGCAACTCTGCCGCTCCTATCGCTACCTGCCAGAGTTCGTTCTCGACTTTTACCCTAGAGTTCAGGGACTTTGCGTATAACTCAAGGTCGGACATTATTCGTTCAACCAAGGACGCTCGATGTGGAACCAACAAAGCATTGAGTCAAGCACAGCATCAACCATCTTGGACTCAGCCAAGTAAGAGTTATCTTCATCGTCATCCATGCGACGAATTTTGTTGAAACCTGCACGGACACCTTCTTCTACTGCCATCACAAGAACCATGTACTCGTCTGCTTTCATTGCTTCTGCTCCTCAAGTTGGATTTGGATAAGACGCTTCCCCTTTCTAACGAGATCATCTTTGTGCATCTCACCGAATCTGGCCTGACCGTACAGGAACTCTACGTGCTTGTACGTAGCATCCAGCTTACGCTCAGACCAGAATATCGTATCCCTAGTCTCAACAGTGTACACCTTCATTTGCGTCTCCTGCGTTTGCGCTTCCCATGGGTTGGATGCACTACAGTTGTCTGCGGAGCCTCCAAGTAGTGTACTACGGCCTTGAGGAATTCGATCTTGTCGATTCCACTCCTTCCTGCCCAGTTCTCTACCCTACCAAGTACAGAGTTGCACCATCTGTGCAGAACGTACCGTATCATTCCTGTCTTGTGGCAGTGATCCAGTGCTGCCTCATCGAAAGCTATCATCCTTTTGCACAGAGGGCAGATAAACAATTGGTTCTGTAACTGCTGCTCTCTGTATCCTCGTATCTCCGTAGTCTTTAGAGCAGTCCCTCTGGAGGATCCCACAGTACTGGACTTCCGTCTGCGTGCATTCTTCGTGTCATCCACAGGAGCCTTCCTTGTTCCACGAAGTAATCCTGTACGTCGCTTTCGCTCCACTCTGCTTCCTTACCGTACTCTTGGTACAGTGTCCAGATTTCCTCAAGGCGTTCCTGATTTGTGTTCAGTGCATTCAGGATTCGCTTGGCCTTTGTCTCTGCGATTCCTCCTGCTCGTACACCTTCAAGCGCCAAGCGTTCAACACTGGATTGCGCCAATCTCGGCAGTCCAGGAACATTGTCTGAGCGATCGCCAACGACCAACTGGAAGAGGAAATTGTAGTCGGCCTCTTGGATCGTAACGTAGCCCGTAGTCCATTTTCTTGGGTCATAGTTGAAGTGCCATCCCGGTGTATTCCAG